CTATTGGAATATTTTTGCAAATCTCAATACTTTGTCTGTTGTAAGCAGTTTGCGATACTGTTCCAAACCCTATTGCTAGACCTGTTTTGTCTTGTCTATGATACGGCAAATAATAATGTAACTCTTTTGTTGTTGCTACAGGACCAAAGACAATTATATCTACACCACTATTATATAATTCTTTGCCTCGTAAAAAATCTTTATATGATGCAACTTTAATTACTTTGATATCATACTCATGTACAATGTTGCAAACGTCTTTGATATTTTCTACATCATCAGATAATATTATACTTGAAATAAATTCTGCAGATTCTTTGCAATGTGTTTTTAGTGTGTCTAAGTCAATTTTATTTTCATTACAACTAACAGCAAGTCCTGTGCAATTTGCATAACTAAGTGCATTTATTATGTTTATATCTGCGTTATTTACAGTAATTACACAATCCTTATGTGCTTTCATGTGATGTCTATAAAACTCTCTAACTGTCATAATTGCTGTAAAGATATCATTTTTATTACTAGATGATTGAAAAGTCATATCAAAAAATCCAGTATGTGATAATATATTTTTTTGTAAGTCTTCTATATCTATATCTTTTTCTAAATTATCATAATAATAAGATATAGACAATTCTGTATCATCTGGTTTTACTAATACAAACCTACTTGGTGATTGATGTAATGTAGCAAGAACATTTGCTTTTGCGTTAGGAATGACTTTTATATCATGCCATTTGAGATATGTTCTTAAAGTATCTTTTAATGTATCTTCGACAGAACTGTCTAATGATAGTATAAATTTTTCTTCTTCTTTGAGTTCGTGTATTGAGTCAAGTAGTTCATCTAATATATCTAAATTGATATATCTTCCATACCTGCTGTCCTCAATTTCACTATGTGTCCTATCTGCCATTGTTTGGTGTCTAATCCTTTCATTATACCGAGATACTTATTTCTTAACAAACCAAATTGGTTGGCAAGTTGTGTAAGATTAATTACATCATCGTCGCCATCAACATACTTGTCTGCATCTCTAGAGGTTAATTGTCTGTTGTAACTTTCTAAAAAGTTTCTAAAAACTCTACTGCGAGTTTTTCTTAATTGAATGTTTATGTGTTCTAGTATTGCTTCAATTTCTTGTAATTGATTAAACCTGTGTTCTGTAATGCCAGGTAATGCGGCACTATTTCGTTCCACATTACCTTTGATATAACACTCTTTCTTTGCTTCTTCTAACTCAGCATCAAAGTAGTCTATTGCATCTACTATGTTACTAAGGTTGTCTGCAACTTTGTTATACCAGCCTGCCATTACTAATCCCAGTCCTCTTCTTCGTCATCGTCATCTTGATAATCAACTTCAAAGTATTCTTCTATGGCTTGTCGTAGATGCTTATCGCACTCGTTAATACCTACTTCATCATAGTCAACCATTCCGTGTTCATCAAAAACTCTAACTAAGTTTGCACAAACCTCATCTCGTTCTTTTACATTTACAGAGGGTTTGACACATTCCCAGGTTTCAATTATCAATGCTAGATCTACATTCATTCAATGTTCTCCTCATATACTGAAGGATCGTCTAAATCAGTTTCATCAATGTCATCATCGACGTCTTCTGGAACTGCTTTAGGATTCTGACCCCACTCATCTATAATTACCTGAAGTTTTTCTCCACTCCAGCCTTTTCTGAACTCTTTGATTTCTTCGCCAGTTACAGGAGACACATAAGATAGTTTGTTTCCAACTTTATCTACAATACCTTTTGCTTCTAGCATTTCTAATAAACCACTATATGGGTCCATACCTGTTTCATAAGGTATTTTAATTTGTACACCTTCAAACGGTTTGCTGTAACGAGACTTCATTACTTTACATGCCGCTCTAATACCTTGTACAGTAGACACTTTGTTACCATCTAAATCTTCTTTAAGTTTTAGTTTCTTTATAGCAACTACAATACTACTTGCATACACAAAGCCTTGTCCACCACTAATTTTATCATCTGGGTCAAACATATCTTGCGATGCGTATGTATGGTTAGTACAAACTAATCCAATTGGGTATGGTGCTAATTGGTTAACAGTATTTCTAACCAATGCTGTAAGAGCCTTCGGCTTACGACCCATGTCACCTTTCATGTCACCTTTTTGGAACTGATCCACATCTGTGGGGGTTAGCAACATACCCAAACTGTCAACAACAAATAGTAATTTAGGCATTTCGTCATACTCTAAATCACCATAGTTTGCTTTATAGTCTTTCATAAACTCTGAAATGGATTTTGCTACATCATCAATCATTGACACACTAATCTTTAATAGTTTTTCTGGTGATGTATCAACATTTAATGCTTTTAGCCAATCCTCGTCAAGAGCATTCTCTGAGTCAAATAATACAACTTGACACCCATGGTCTTGTGCATTTCTAACTAAATTACCTGAACAAATAAAACTTTTACCTGATCCGGATTCCCCAGCGAACACACTAACTTTACCTAGTGGTACGCCTTTATTAAAATCACCACTGATTAAATAATTAAGTGTGTGATTGCCTGTGCTGATCCAATCTACTGGATCGTGAAAACCTGCACTAATACCGCTAATGCTTTTAGTAATGCCGGTTCTAAATTTGCTTAAATCAAATGGTTTTTGCATTTTATACTCCGTATATATTCCTTTCTTTTAATTCTTCGACTAGTTTCTGTGCCCATCTCTCATGCCCTGCCTCATTGGCATGGCCTCCGTTAATCTTAACTTCTGGAAATTGTCCGCCCATAATCCAGTCCCAATAACTTGTTTCCATATAATTGTTTTTATCTATTGCGTTATATAATGATTTATCAATTGGATGTTCACCTGACCAAAATTTTACATCTTCGTCTTCTAATGGTGCCTCATCTTTTGTATTTGTCATTACATCAAACATTAGATATGGAATGTTATTATTTTTGCATATATTTTCACATATATACAATGTCCTATATTTCTGTGCTAATAAGTCTTCTGCTAAACAGATAGGTAAAAACTGTTTGTATGTTTCATACCTTTCACTGCCTTCTGTCATTTCTGGTGCTCTCCAACTGTTCACTAAATTATAATGATACGAACCGTCATCATCAAAACCGTCTGCATATTCAAATCTACCTAAACATGTCCAGCCTAATAATACTAAGTCTGGTTTAGGATTGTTTGCAAGGTGTTCAATTAATAGTCTTTCAGTTCGCATAATACTAGCACCAGGTTGCCCTAGATTAACACATTCATCTATTTCTAATAGTTGTTTTAGTTTCTCTGGGAAAGCCTTGTAAATTGATTCAGGACGATTATCGCCTTCGCCGTATATCTCTGAACCAAATGTGTGGCTATCTCCTATTGCTAATAATGTACTCATTTTTATTCCTTAAAAATGTAGCCATACTAGTTCTTTGAAGTAAACAGGACCAAGTATTCAAATCCCTAAGTATGGCTACCAGTCGTCAACTACTGCTGACGATTCCTAATCATCTGCAAGATGTCATCTGCAGATGCTTTACCAGTTTCATTAGAAGTGTTTTCGGCAGAAGCACTTACTGTTTCTGTTACTGGTTCAACTGCCGGTGCAGGTGCTACAGGCTCAGCCGCTTGTGCTGGTGCCGGAGTAGTTTCCGCTACTGGAGTTGTTGTAGCCTGAGCCGGTGCTGAAGGTGTTTGTACCTTAGCAGGTGCGGCCTGGCCAATAGGTCTAAAAAAGTTACCGTACTTATCGTTGTCATAAAGTTCGCCATTTACAGAATCTTGGAACATGTTGTAAATAACATCTACTTCCTCTGCTGTTGGCTTCTTAGGTAAGAAGTCTTTAAGATCATATAAGCCATTTGTGTCAATTGCTGAAAGTTCATTTTCATCTAATGCTCTTTCTTTCCTTGCCCATTTACTTGTTGAATAGTCAGCATACTGACCTTTCATTGTTTTAGATAATCTAAAGTCTGTACCATTTACATAATCTGTTGGAATGTTTTCCATATCTGGGTCCATCAATGCACCCTTGATAATGTTGAATATTTGAGGTCCAATAATGAATCTTCTGATAGGATTCTCTGGAGTTGTGTCCTCTTGTAGTGGACTATCTACTACATATCCTTGGAATATATAACTTCTCTTTTTCCAGTACTTACGACCCATATCTTCTAGCGAAGCATCTTTGAACCAAGGTCTGATCTCGTTATGGACCGGACATTGTTCTCCCCACATTTCCATACAAGGTACTTGTACAGTTGTAGGTTTCATGTCGCCACCCTTAATGCCAGGAAACGATAAACGAATCATTTGTCGCTCTGTCCAAAAGAATGTGTTATTGGAATCGCCGTCAGGTAAAAATCTTAGTGTAGCACTAGATCCTTCTGATATATTCCAAAATGGGTAGATAGCATTGTCGCCACCTGT